GTGAACCGATGACCGTCAATGTCGATACGCGAGCCATTCCCTTCTACCTGTACGAACGACTGGTAGGCTGTTCCACCCGCATCCGACCCGACACAATAACCGCCTTGGGCTTGAAACGACGCGCTGTTATGACCCGCTTCCACATAAAACCCGGACTGGCCGATCTGGTCGAACTCCGGTGCGATAAACTGAGCACGGCTGACCGGTAAATCTGACGCGGCTAGAAATACCGAGTATTTCGAAAAAATATCGAACAGACCCAGGAACGAGGGGTTGTCACATTGTTTGAGGACCATGCCCTTGCGGTTGGCTAGGGTGAACGCCCGAGTATAAAGGTCGTTCGACCAGAATGGCCACCAGCGGTAGCGATCGACAATTAGGCCATCAAAGCTACTATCGCACTGCAGGCCGACCAGAAACGGTTGTCCGCGAACGCGACGTAGTTCCAACCGCCCCGCATTGCCCACATCGGTCAGGACACCGCGCGTAGGGTTGAGCAACACCACGTCATCCAGCAGCATGTCGAACTGGTTGCAAACAAAGTCGAAGTCGTGGTCGTTAGGCTCCCAGCCAGAAGCGGGAGTTGGTTGAGTTCGAATTGTGCCGATGCCCGAGAATTTAGCGCCGGAACCGAACTTGCCCGGGCTGCGGCCCACAAACCCCCTGCCGGAGTGAGTGATGTGAAACCAGCTGCCGGGTCCTCGTGAGTTGCCGTCGATATTGTTCTTGTCGTAGGGCACACAGCCCGAACCGACCATCTGAAACCCGCTACCGACAAAAATAGTCGATCCTAACGCGATATCGTGTTGCGGGAAATGTAGCGGCTGTAATTCAGAGCGAGCATTATCGACTGCGCGCTGTACTGCGGAGGCACTGTCGTTGTTGCCAGTCAAATCAATACCGGCAACATCGCGAATATCGAAATAATCGTCCGCACGTTCCGAAATTCTCCGGTAGGCGGCGGCGTCCCCTAGGGACGAACGAATGCTGCCGACCAGTGCGCCGAACTCGGCGTCCGGCACGTCTGCGGTATTCACCTTACCGGCCGTCACGGCGGACGCGGCTTGTTGTCCGGCGATAGCCCCTGCGGCAGCACCTGCTTCTACGGCACCGGTCGCCGTAAAATCTGCGGCCAAAGCCGTAAAGGCCAGTTCGACATTCGCAGGAAAACTGACTGCCGACCCGCCCTCACTGGAAAACTGGGGTGTGCGGGTGAGAGTACGGCTCGACAGAATGTAAATGCCCGTACCCGTTTCGAAAGCAGACCCGCTCTCGACTGCATAGCTGTACGTTCCGCCGTCCTGAAGCGCTTCGACGCCTCGGTACGCGGGGGACGCCGTGCCCAGTAGGAACGGACCCGAGCCGTTCGACAAGACAAGGATCTTGACGCGATCAACAAGCGTGGAACTGGCGGCCATGTATGGTCCCTAAAACCTGGGTGGCCCGCAACGTAGCACGAGATGCGAAAAGAGGCCATACGCCCATGGGGATGGAAACGTATGGCCTCTAAACCGGTGTTCGTACTCTTAACCGCTTCATGCCGGCCATGGTTGCAACATGGATTGCCCGGGGCGGGAGAATACGCATTGAAGGTCGTACCGTGTCGAACTAGAAAGCTTACCCGCCTTCATAAACAGTGGTCGGAGGTTTTAGGCTCCGGTGTTCATATTCGCCTCCTGCAAAAGAATTTATTACCGGCCATTAGCCATCGCTAGAACTTGCAAACTGACGGCTACTGACCGTCGTGTCAACCGTTTAATTTAGGCAGCACGGGCACCGCGACGCACCGGCAGTTGATCGCCTCGCCGGGGAGCACATGGCCTTCGCCATCCTCGAAATCATGCCCGGTCGCCAGATCGAACACTTGGCCGGAAAATGCCACGTGCTTGGGGCGAGGGGTCTTACCGCCGGCCGAGTGGACCCATTTGGCTTGGGTGATACCCAGTTCCAGCATGCGCGTCCGGGCGAGGACTGCGGTTGCCTTGTTGTTCTGGTCACGTGCGATGAAGGCGGCCCGGCGGTGCGTGACACCGGTACGGGCCTCGAGCCGCTTGGTCAGGTAGGCGAGATCCCGCCCGTTCTGCACGGACTGCATCAAATCGACTTTGACGTCTGTCAGATACTTTTCGGAAATCGATTTGATCAGCGCGACATTCTCGTCGATCACGGCGGAATAGGCCGCACGCATGGGCGCGGAAAGCTGGAATTTGACGGTGAACCCGGCGGCGCGCAGCTGCGTTTTAAGCACCCGGTCGACCCGGTTCTTGTGGTCCTTGGCGAACCACTCGGCCAGCTTGGGCGCCAGGTCGTCGAACTTGTCGAGCCACCGGGCCGCCAGCTTATCGAACGCGTCGTTCAAGATGCCGTCCTGCGCCAGTTCGACCGTGGCGGGCGTGTCGCTGCGGTAGGCCGCGCGGGTCCAGTAGAGAACACTACGGGTCATTTCCTCGATCGCCGCATCCAACCGCTTTTGGAAGGCCGTTCGCGTCGCGGCGGATGGGCGGATGGGTGCCATGCGCCACAAATAGCACGGAAGGCACGCCGCGCAAATAGGCGTTGACATGCTCGTCACTAGGGGTTAGGTGAAAGAGACACGATGGAGCGGACCCGATGCCAACACAATTTTTCAAAGGAATACGGAACGGGCTGCTCGCCAGTCTTTTTATCTGGGCGATTATTCTTGGGAGCGCGTTTTATGTCCTATAGTGAACGCAGTTACGCCGGCCCGGACATTGCGGGCAGAGTGTTCGCCGCCGAGCCAGCCGCTCACTGTGCGGCGCGCGATGAGTTCGACCGGTTGCGCCGGATTGATGCACGGATGGCTGACCGCCGGCGTGTTCGGAGGCTGGGTCGTGGCTGACGAACTTTTAATCGAAATGCGCTCGCGGGATGAGCGGCGTTTTGTGATCCACTATCGTGTAGATCCGGTGGCTATTGACCGCCTGTCCGACCCGACCATGCTGGTGACGCTCTATGTCGGCTCGGAAAAAATCATTTTGACGAAACTTCAGTTATCTAAGCTATTACAGGCCGTCGATGCTGCGGCCCGTGGCAACAATTTAGGACCGTCAACATGACCAGCCCTTATCGGTACACTTCATCCCGCGCGTATTACGACGTGACGGGCATTGCCAAGTCCGGCCGGTCCTGGTCGGAGATCAACGGCCCGATCCGCCAGCGTCGCAACCGCGCGCTCGTCAAGTGGCTGGCCGGTGGGGCAGGGCTGGCGGTGCTGTTCATCACGATCGGCATTGTCGGGGCGATGGTCTGATGCGACCCACTGCCCGCGTTCTTTGCCGGGTATCCGATCAACTGAGCGAGCACTGTGGCGCAACCGAACAGTTTGACGAACTCCTCAACCGGCGCCGCTCTTGGAGTTACTGGTTCCTTGCTCGCTCGGTTCTTCGTCGTCTTCCTCGACGTCCGGCGCCGGGTCGGACAAGTCGACCCCATAGTACAGAGACGTCGTGTCGTTCGCGAGCCGCTGGCGGGTTTCCTCGTTGCTGACCACGCCGGCGGCCACATACGCCACGTCGGCTTCCGCGTCGGCCTTGCGGATGTCCGCGCGATCCTTGTCGCTCATCTCCCAAAGCGGCAGGAACTCGAAATCAATGGCCGGGTCGATCGCGCCGAATAGCGACAGCTGGATCAAGTCGATTATGAGCTTAAGCGGCCCACGCACGTTCTTTTCCTGGTAGCTGTGCACGTCCGCGTAGAAGTTGCGCGTCTCGCCGTCGTTCGTGGCGTTGAGGCCGGTCGGCGTGACCTGCAGATAAATCGACAGGGGAATGCGCGACACGGACGCCATCTGCTCTTGCGCTTGGGCCTGCAGCGCGTCGAGACCGGCGAGCGGCACGGCGATCGCCTCGAGCTCTTCCATGTTCTTGTCGGTCAGCATCAACCCGCGGTTATCGCGCGTCTGCACGAACATGTCGGCCCGGTCGAATACTACCCCACCGTCAGCCCCGGACAAGGTGGACGACATGTCCGTCTTGAGATTGAGGACCGAGTAGATATTGACCATATCGGACACCGCCTGCCGGGTGCGCAGCCAGTTGTCGACGTAGGGTTTCATCAGCTGCACCAGCGACTGGCCGCCGAAGGAATAGCCCGGCTTGAGCATATCGGAAACCGGCCGGCTGTTGATTGTGAGCAGACGACTATCCGCCACGCGGCGCCCGAACACGTACCACGATGCTGGTCGATAGAAGTCGTGACGCAGCGGGTTGCTCGTTTCGTACACGCCCGGCGAAACCCACATCGGCTCCACCAACGTCAGGCGCTTGAGCGGTCGGTTTTGGTTGACCTTCGCCGGGTCGATGAGAAGGGGGCTTTCCAATTCGGTGCGGCTGTCCGCGTCGCCGAAGTCGAGAAATATTTGGCCGCGCCCATACGCTTGGTCGTGGAAGAGCCATTCCTGGAAAATATCACGGACGTCGAGCCGCGCCAGTTCCGCCTCAATTTTCTTACGCTTCTCTGCGGTCGGATCTTTCACGTTCTCATCGACCACGCCACCTGTGACCTTGATCCACTTGCGGACGGCATGTTCGGCCCAGATGTCGCACGCATGGCGGTACTCGGCGCGCTGGATGAGCTCGGCCAGATACTGATAGCCGAAAAAGCCTTGGCCTTCGTGGTAGAGCGCCTGGGCGGCCCAGTTGGCGATCTGTCCCGCCATGCTGTTGCACGCATCCAGCGCCATCTCGGGCGCATCCGGCAGCACGCCGTCGAGCGGTTGATAGGCCGCAAAAATCTGATCGGCCGGCATGTCGAGCGGGGAAGGGCGGGGCGTCGCGGTCGTACGGGCCTTGAGCTTGGCCGCCTCGGAAATGACCATTGGTGCGCGAGGCTCTTCGCGAATGCCCGCTTCGGCCAGAGCGGCCTGTCGCGACAGTTTATAGCCGTTGCGTTCCATCTATGCGCGCCTCATTGCCTCGGGACTGATAACCATGCGGCGCCGGGCAGCACCGAACAGCATCATAACGACGTCGGCCATGTTTGGCGACTTCGCTTTTCGGCCATCGACATCCGGCTTTTTATCCACAATCATTTTTCCCGCCCCATTCGGTCCCCAGGTCGGTTGGCTCAATTCCATCATGAGCTTGTTGCGCACCTTCGACGGGATCTTGCTCGATATGGAAATGAGGCGGTTCGGGTCGTATTCGTAGCCCTTGATATTGAGGGCACGCCACGTCTCGCGGAACCGGTATTGCAGTTCGCCCCACGACTGCGCCTTGAGATTTTCGTAATAGTCGCCGTTCAGCCGCTTGGCGCGCGGATAGATCGGGCTGTCCTTCCGCTCGACCGCGCCGGATCCCCAGAACGGAACGACGTTGACGAGGCGGGGAGGGCGCTGCGTTGCGATACCTTCTTCCCGGCGCTTGAGGTTGATCTGCTGGGCGTCGCCGCGCATGTGGGCACCCATGCCGTCCGCGTCGTATAGCTGTTCGTCTAGGTCGAACTGGTCGCACAGCGCGAACGATCGCACCGCGGTGTTGTAGAGGTTCGAGCCCTTACCGCTCCACTCTTCGATATGGTCGAGCAGAATGCCCTGCGCGGTCGCCCAGGCGCAATTGTCGATACCTTCGTCCGCGATGTCCAGCGCAGCGCGCCGCTCGCCCCGTGCGTCCAGATTGAGCGCCAGATGGGCGTCGAGCGCGGCCTGGACGTGTTCTTGCGGGATGACCACGCCGTCCTTCGACGCGTTGAAGTCCATGTCGACTTCTTGCGCCAGTACGACCGGATCGAGCTCTTCTTTTTGCTTGGCGTACCAAGCGTCGTCCTTGCGGGGATCGTCGCGCCAGTGGAACCGGAAAACCCGCCGTTCGTCCCAGTTCATCACCTTTTCGGCGAAGGCATTGTCGGACCCGCGGGGAGTGCTGACGAACTGGCGGCAGTTGGTGGTGGCGGACAGGGCGGCGTCCACGCTTTCCTGGTGCTGCACGCTGGCCGCCTCGTCGACGACATAGAGGGCAGTACGCGCGCCGCGGCCAATGTCGTCGCCCCCTTCGCCAGCGATCGTCGAGCCGTTGGGAAAGCTGATGAGCTTTTCGCGGCTCGTCCATGCGCCCGTAAATTCCGGCGGCGCCATGGCGAGAAATTGCCGGGCCTTCCAGAAAATACACTTCGGATCGCCCAGGCTGTCCACCAGTTCGAGCTTCCGGCTACCGAACCCGATCGCCATGTCGTCGTAGAACATGCACATGGTCGTGGTCATGGCGACGGACAGCCACGTAATGCCCATGTCGCGGGATTTGACGGTCGCGCCAGGCTCACGGGATTTCCAGCGATCCATCAGCCACTCGCACCATTCGACCTGTCGCGGAAAGAGAATGAATGGGATCGTGACGGGCAGTCCGATTTCGACGTGCCGCGGGTCGCTGGTCGTTCCCCAGTCATTGATGAAGCGCCAAGGCTCGTCGCGGTACACGCGCTTGAGGTGGCCGATCAGTTCCGGCTGTTCGCGCAGGGCCATCAGGCGCCGCATCCGGGCGCGGATAATAGGCGTATAGTCCGGGGCGCGCCAATCGAAGTCGGCTAGAACGGGATCGATCATAGACCCCGAAATATCTGCACCAGCACCTGGTCGCCCCGGTAGATTTTGACGCCGCTGTTCATCCAGCCATAGTAGGCCGCCGCAGCCGCTTGGTCGATCGTGACGACCTTGACGCCCGAAGCCATCGTAACGCAATCGCGGACGACAAGATCGCCCGTATCGGTCACATCGCCGGGCCGCATGTACCCTTCGCCGGCCCATTTGCCCCGGGTCGGGCCGCGCGGGCCGTCAACCTCGCGCAACCAATATTCTGCAGTCGCGATCATGACCCGGCCGCCGCATTGCGAATACGCCGCACCGAGCGGGGCGATCGATCCAACCGCCGAGCGATTTCCCGTACGGGAAGGCCTTTGTCGCACAGCCCTAGCAACTGGTTCCGCTCGTCTTCGGTAAACCTGAATTTGGCCAGCTTAGGGGGAGGGCGGCGCGCCATCTCGTCACCTTCGCGCCGGATGGCATGGCGCGGCACGACCCGAACGTATTTGCGAACCGACGCGTCGTAGTTCTTACGCACAGTCATGACATATTCTCGGGCAAGCTGTCGTGAATTACGAAACCCGCAACGTCGAGACGAAAACCATCAACGCCAAGATCTTCTTCGGGAAGTTCGGCCATGCCGAACATGCCACCCTCCGATCGGGCCCATACCCGCCAATCGCCTACCCGAGAACAGGTGACCTGCACACGAAACGGCAAATTAAAAATAGACGTTCGTTCAAGTGTCGGCGTGGTGATGTGCAAATCGTGGTAAGTCGGTGCGTTTGCCATGAAAGCCTCCCTTATGGGTGGCCTTGGTTAGCGGGTAGTGACAGGGCCGTCAACGGAAATAACCCTGCCACGTCAGGAAGCCGATCGTCCACAGCACGTTGAGGCACAAGCTGATCTTGACCGATCCTCGACGCAGACCGGAAAGCGCGGTGAGGGCGGATAGCCACGCGATGAACCAGGCGGACCAGACGAACCCCGCCGTGTAGCCGCGCGGGGGCATGGTCGGCGCCAGGAATACGCCCAGCGCGAAAAAGACCAGCGCGAGGATAAGCATAATCATCGACAAGGCGAGACGGGTTGGCGCGCTGTCACGCCACGTCACGACGCCGGCCGCCAGCTGGCCGCGGGTCGTCAGCAGCAGGTAGAACAGCGCATGTCCGCCGGAAATAATAAACAGGCCGAGCAGCCAACGGGTAATCTCGGTCATCGCTCGGCGTCCTTCGCGAACTGGGCAAAGGCCGCAATCGCGCCCTTGGTAGCTTGGTCGTTATGGCGGGCACGCGCTTCGAGCGCCGCGACCCGATCGAATACGTCGAGCCCTAAAGCGCGGCGAACCCAGGACCATAGGGCGGTCATCCAAGCACCTTCTGGCGCAGTTCGAGCAGCTGGGCGTCCCGGTCTTTGCGGTAGGTTTCCACGTCCTCCTCCAAAGCCTCGACCCTCTTGAGAAGGGGTTTGCCGACAATAAGGTCGTGAGCTTTCCAACCCATCACGAAAATCACTACGAAAGCCGGAACTCCAAGAGCGCCCAGTGCGGATAGATCCGGTAAGTCCATTGATGGGCGCCCTCATGCTTCAACTCCAAAGACCAAAGGGCCCGGACGTATAACGTTCTACCGGGTTATTCGGTCCTGGTCGATACTGTACAGCGGGCCATGGCTAACCGCGCTCAAGATCCGCTGGATTTGCGGCCACGGGCCGGCGGCCAGCAACTGCACGCTCGACAGGCCCCAGAGGATCCACCATTGCCGCACGACGTCCGGTTGATCGTAGGCGACCCATTCGAGCGGAAAAATAGCGACGATCACCCAGTCGAGCCATGAGCCCCGCCAGTGCAGCACGGCGGCAATCACCAGCGGGTCGAGGATCAAGTACACCCGGATGGGCAGGGCGTCCCCCGTCGCACAGAACCACGCCTGTCCGACCAGCCAGGACGCAACGAGGGCGATAGAGCCGATCCGCCAGGGACCAGCCGCTACCGCCCACGCTACCAGGTAGCAGGTCGTTACCAACGTCCAGTGCACGTTATTCCGGGTCGGTTGGGAGCGGCGGGGGAGGACCGTTACCATTGCCGCCGCCACGATTGGCCGACGCGCCCGGCACGGGCTGTTCGATGACCGACAGCGTCCCGCACACGTCGAACACGCGCCGGTGGCCAGGCTCGACGATCGTCACGTCAGCGCCGTGCGTGACGCGTGCTTGCTTGTTGTCCGGGGTGGTGACGATTATGCGAATGGTCATTTTATCGGTACTCCTTTGGTTTGCGCAGGCTGTCAGGCATCAGCTCGTTCTCTCGATCATAGGGCGGGCGGGGTCACTTTGTACGGGTGAGCTGCCGGAAGAAGCGATTGCAGTCCGTATCGAGCAGCAAGGTAGCCCTCGATCCTCTGCACATCGCCGATGGCAAGGGCGCGCGGCAGGATCAGCACCTGAGCCTCTGCACCGGTCAGGAGTGATCCACCATTTGATCCGCCCAACTCGGCATCGCTGCTGCTGGTTGCGGAGATTGCGCCACTGGTGCTGGGCAGGGCGGACGCATCGACTGCCCCGTTTAGGCGGTTCTCGACATAGCCATTGGACGCATCGAAGGTGGCTATGAAGATGAACGGGCTACCATTGGCCGCAACTGTGCCGCCTACCGTATTTGTCGATCCGTCTGCGTCGAGACGCCTGTAGCCTGTCGCGATTTTGCCAGTGCTGTCGATGTAGACGGACGCGCGACTGTTCGGTGAGCCACCTACTGAAAGGTTGACCAAAAACGTGTTGCCGGCGCCAGGCGTTGCATACGCCACCAGCGCAACGGTCACCGCAGAAGCACCAGAGGTAAGCGCTTTGAGCGCAGCTCCTCCGTCCAAGTGGGCGGTGCCTCCGAACACATACGCAGCGCCACCGCCAATGGCGTTAGCCGTCAGTGTCGGACGAGCGCCAGCGGTGCCTTGGAGCGGATAGTCACCCAGCGTGCTAGTGAACGCCGACCCGTCAGCCGTCGTGGTTCCCGCGTTGTCTGCGTCGTACCAAGCGAAGGCACCGCCTAATTGTGCGGGGCTCCACGCAGTTGCCGCCCGAGAAAGATCAGCCAATACAACGGGGTTGATCACACCGGACGTCTCGATTGCACTGTAGCCTAGAGTCGTAGCGTGCAGACCATCGGCGGTGTATCCAGGCGACTTCCACTTGCCCGGCGCAGCGGGGTCTTCCGTCACCGATGCAATGTCTAACACAGCCGCGAACGGCGAAGGAACTGTTCGCATCCAAGTGTTAAAGCTTTGGATGGCCGGGGTGTTGGCGTCCACGGTTTGCCCGCCTGCGGAAGAATAGGTCCCGCTGGTATAAGGGCTGATCGTCGTGCCGATGACAGGACGATCTCTGAATAGTCGCGCAAGAGCCAGGCGATCGGCGCGGACCTGCGCGTCTGTGCGATTGCCAAGTGACGTGCCGAAATCGTTGACCCCGCCCTCTATGACCACATGCGAGTTGTATTGCGCCAGTGCGGATCGCTTGGCATAGCTCTTAACTTGACGGGTCGCATAGTCGCCGCCGATGCCCGCGTTGATGTAGGCGTAACCCGCCGCGCCAAACGACGGAGCTAATTCACCCGTATCGCCTCGTGCGTTAGGGGCGCCACCCGAGCCTGCATCGCGGCTGTCGCCAAGCAGGAGGAAGGTGGCCTTGGTCGTATAGGCCACGATGGCAATTGGTGCGGTGATAGCGTTGGAGCCACTGTCGGTAATCGCGCCCGTCGACCAGCTGCGATCCGTTACGGCCGAGGTGCCATATTCGCACGCTTCGCCATTGGCGACGTCGAGGATGGTCCCGCTGGCCGGGATGTACGATAGAATAGCCGCCGTCGGACTTGTGACATACACGCGCAACCAAAAGCGAGCCCCCTTCGGAACGGCGACTTTGCACGCATCCGATAGACCAGTATCGGCACCGGAAGTCGCCGTTTTAGTTGGAGCGCCGCTCCACGTTACCGGAGTGACGTAGCCGGCCGGATACTCTAGACCAACCTTGTAAGTCAGGTCTACGCCGGAAGCGGTCTCCGCACTATTGCTCCCGTTAGTGACATACCAAGCAGGGTACATGACCCGAAGCGAAGTTAGATCCTCCGTGGCCAAATGAGCAGTGCGGCACATCCCTCGTGTGCTTGCTCCCGACTTAGTGTTTGCAAGGTAAGACCGGGTAGCCACCTGTCCGATGTAGCCGACCTTCACCGAGGCGCTCATGAGCGTCGTGACGCCATCTGTCACCGTGACGGACAGCATGCGCAGCTTGTCGGTCTCAACCGGCGTGTAGGTTGAGGCTGTGGCTCCGCCAATCGCCACCCCGTCTCGCAGCCATTGGTAGCGCAGAGAGGCATTAAGCGAGGAGCCCGGTCCGATCGAAACGGACAACGCAACGCCAACGGTTGGCGTGCCGATGATCTGGCATTGCGCCCGATCCACCTGCGCCGCCGCCGAACCTACGAGCCCACTTGCATTTACGCCGGTGCCGGCGGTCGCCTGATCCTTCGTCAACAGCCCGGACGTGTCACCGGCCGCCAGAAATTCCGCACGCTGCGCCGGCGTCATGTTCGCGAGGATGGTCATGCAGCCAACTCCAAATATTGCCCGTCCGAAAATTGGAGCGGCGATCCGTCCGAAAAGACCAAAGCGGTCAGTGGCGCACCGCCCCGGCTCGCCTGGTTGAACGTCAGGTACGTTCCGCCGTTACCATAATCGAGCAATAGCCGAAAGTCCGGCTCGGCCACGAAGCGCGACAAGGGCAGCACGGCGCCCGACTGCCCGTCCAGCGTGTAGAACGTCGTCTGGCGGGTCAGGGCGTCCGGCAGACCCGATCGCTGACCCGTACGGTAGTCCAGCAGGGTCGTGGTCATGCGGCGAACTCAAGGAACTGGCCGTCCGAGAACTGCAGCGGTGTCCCGTCCGAGAAGGTGAGGGCGTTCGCCGGGACGCGTGGACGGGGCGCTTTGCCGAGCACGGCCGGCACGATGTCGACGATATCCGACGCAGGCATGGCGGGGCTGGTCGTACGGCCCGTCTCGAACAGGAGTTGGGTCGTCGCGGCCATCAGGCAGAACCCTTCATCAGTCGCTCGTAGGCCTTCTGGGCCTCGATCGGATCATCGCTGGTCGGAATGGCCACTGTAGCCGTTTTCTGCTCGATTTCCAACTTTTCCCCGTACTTCTTGGGGTGCCATTTGGCGAGCAGCTTGAGGCGGGTTTCCACGCGCAGCTTCGACCGCTGGATCCACTCCTTGTTCGCTTTCAGGCCACGATCCGTCTCGATCGTGTCGAAGGCCGTTTCGTCGGCGATCTGCACGCACTCATCCGCCAGCGCGTCGTAGCCAGCCGCGCGGGCCTCTTCCATGGCCGCCATGAACTTGGGGTTCTCGCGGATCACTCGATGCACGCTCGCGTATGCCTGACCGGCCTGCTCGCACGCATAGCGCAAGGTCTTACCCTCACTGACCAGATCGACAATGATCTGTGCCTTGAGCGTATCGCCGTAGTCGGGTTTCTCGTCGTTCATCACGACACATATACCCCGGTGCGGTCATTGCCGCAAGAACGGGTCGCACGCGCGATGGCTGACGTGTGCTTGCCGCGGGCTGGGAGCCAACCACGGACAATTCCACCCGTACTTACCGCCTGCGTAATCCGTTAAAATTTAAAAAGTCGGAAATCCCGACCATTTCCAGCCGTCTTGCCGCAGGAACCGCGCTAGGAACTCTCGAAAACCGCAGAAACCCACGGGTCTTCGGCCTCTAGTTCTTATGGTTCCTACGGTTCCCCCCTATTATATAGAATTATAAATAGTAGGTATGGTAGACCCCTACCACCATAGGTTTGGGTACTATAGGGGAAGGTGGGGGGTACGGGGTGAACCAGGGGAACTGAGCCGTATTTCATAGCATTATCAATG